TAAGCCAAAGGGTTACCATCACCATCAGATAACACAATGTAGTTACTTGCTGTACGGATGTCTAGACCGCCTTGATTGCCTGTATAGCAACCAAGAATAGTGTTTTTAGCACCAGTAGTTACAAAGTAACCTGACTGTATACCTAGAAATGTATTAAATTGACCTGTAGTAGCAGAATAGCCAGCTTGCCAACCTAAATGAGTTCCATAACCAGTTGTTTGTGAATAACCAGCTTGTGTACCAATTAAAGTGCTGTAAGTACCAGTAGTATTACTATAACCAGCTTGATAACCTACTGCGGTGTTGTTAGATGCGGTGGTGTTAAACCTTAAAGACTGAAATCCCAAAGCAGTATTAGAACCACCTGATGAGTTTGCCCTTAAAGAAGAAACACCAATACCCACATTGCTTACACCAGTATCATTAGCTGTTAAAGCAAGAGTACCAATACCAATATTTGCACTTCCTGATGTCATTGCCGCTAAAGCAGAAGAACCAATCGCAACACTATCGCCACCAGATGCAGTTGCCGCCATAGCACCACTACCTAATACCGCATTACTTCCTACACTACCACCACCCTTACCAACAGTAAGACCTGATATAGAAGCATCATTAGCTAAAGTTAATGTAGTGCCGTTAAAGGTCATGTTACTTGACCCTGAAATCAATCCTGCATTGTTGTATAGCACTTGTGTTGTGTTAGATGTGCCTACTCCGCCCTTTGTGGCGAGTTTTTGCACAACACCGCTAGAATCCTTGTAATACAAGACCCCATCGTTTGTGTTGATTGCTAACTCACCAGCTACTAAATTACCCGCAGTAGGCGCAGCAGAAGCCGTTGTGCTGTAGTAAAGACTGATGGGCGTAAAGTTTGTTTGTGCCATTTTAGTATGTCCCGCCAAATATGCCTGTTAAGGCTGTTAGTGTACCAACATTATTAATATCGTTTGTTGCCATATTCAATGCGCCAGACATGGGTGTTTGACCGTCTGAAGCGACTGATTGAGTAAGGCCATCAGCTATGTTTTGCATAGTAGTATTAGCCCAACTAGATGTAATAGTTGTGCCTGTTACTACGGGGTTACCCGCAGGGAGGTTATATATACCGCTACCGTTTCTACTCATTTTCTACTCCTGTTTTTCCTGCCCGTACCATTGCGGCTAAATTATTAACATCATTTTTTCTAATTTTAGTGGCTTTGTATTTTGCAAGTCCACCAATTGTGGGGGCTACAACAGCACCTACAGGGCCAGCTAAACCAAGTCCCAATATAGAACCTAATGTAGTTGCGCTAATGTTTTTAAGACTATATTTACCGGCACGGGCTAAAGCATTTTGTAATCCAGTACCTTGTGCAGCTTTTCTAATAGCTTCTTGTTCATCTTGGGTAAACAAACGCATACGCCTATCATCTTCTGATAATTGTAATAGTTTGTTATGCAGATATTGTTCTGTGCTAAGTTTAGAATCTCTAATTTCAGCTTTATCAAGCATATCTTCAAATACTTCAGATTTGCTTAATTTTGTATAAGCATCTCTAGCTTTTTTCCAATCCGCTAAACCTTCTTTATTTCCGCCAATAATAGAAGAATCAGGCATATTAGCTATGTAATCATCAAACTCGCTTTTTAAACGAGTAGCAACCATTTTTTCATCTGCCTCTTTACTTTTTTGGGCATTTCTAATAAATCTTCTTAAAACACTCAATTCTTGAAAGTCTTTAGGTATTTCTTTATTTTGTAAGTTTTCTAATGCAACAGCCACTTTTGGCATAGTTCTTGCGTCATAACCAAATTCTCTTAAATCAGACCCAACAGACTTCATCATGTTGCCAAAATATTCTGGGTTTAATTCAACGCCAGACGCTTTAGCTTTATTAAAGTATTTAGATGATTCTTCAGCCAAAGAAGCAGAAGAAGGTGCTGTTTCTTCAAGAGTAGGCGTTTTACGCAAAGCTGAAGCAATTTTATTTGTAATAGGTTCTGTTACTTGTGAAACTTTGCTAGTAATTGGTTGCGCTGTTTGTGCAATCATTTCACCTTCAGTACGCAAAGCATTAGCCATGCGATTACTTGCAGGAATAATTGATTCTTGCATAACAGGTTTAATGTTTTGTGCTTTTTGCGCAAAAGAAGGAATAGCGCCAATATTACCCATATATGGAGGTAATTTAGTTGCTTGTAAACCTTCCCCAATAGTGCCTAAAACTGCCTGTGATTCAGGTGAAGTAGGTTGATATTGCATAGCTTGACTAGCTTGCTTGTAATATTGATTTGCTATTTCTGGCGCATTTTTACCTGTTGAAATAGCTTCAGGAATACTTCTAGCAACACCATACGCCATAGACAAAGGTTCAGTAACCATTGGTGCAACTATAGCCGTAGGCACTTCATATAAAGTTTTAACCCTATCCATCATTGTTACTGGTTTAGCTTGTGGTTGTGCGTTTACTGCATTTGGTTGTGAACCTACAACAGTAGGCACATCAGCATTAATTACATTGCCACGATTTTCAGCAGTAGGTGTAAATTTAGAAGTACCACTTTTTAATAACATTAATCCATCATCTGATACTTTAGACAAGCCACCAGACTTTAAAGCCATTAAATCGGCATCAGATAATTGGGATAAATCCATTATTTTTTCCTTCTGCGGGCAATTTCAGCATCAATATCAGAAGCACTTGGAATATTTCCACCACCAGCAGGTGCAACACCACCAATTCCATATAAATCTTGCAATTGATTTAATGCGGTCATGTTTGCTTCGTAATCTAAAGATGGGTCTGTAGCTGCTTTTAAATACATTTGCAATTCAGTATTGGAGTCCATTTGCTTAGATGACATACCAGTTGCTTTAGCAATAGCTTGCAATAGTAATGGGCGAGATTGTGCAATAGTATTTCTAGCTGATTGATTGGCAGTACCAAATAATTTGCCAGTGCTTTGACCAAGCCCTGAGGAAGCCATATAGGCAGGTATATTACTTAATGCACTTTCTTTAGTGCTTGTAATTCCACCAGTATCTTTTAATGTATTGTATTGGTCTTTAAGTCCAGTAATTAAAGTATTTACTGTTTCTCTACCCACATTAACTGTTTGTGCTTTTTGGTCTGCTGGGCCACCAGGTATAGGTTCTAAACCACCATCTTTAGTCATGCGATAACCCATAGGCACTCTAGATTGGGCTTGATTGCTTGCAAGAATTCCTAGATGTGCTTTTTGGTACGGTGTCATTTGATTTTGGAAATCATTAAATGTACCTTTAAAATTACCACCTTCAGGAGTTTTAGCAAAATTAAATTTAGCCACTTCATCAGGAGTTTTAGGAATCATATTGCCAACTAAAGCAGCTTTATATTCTGCACCAACACCATAAGGGTTATTTGTGCCAATTTCTCTTAATGCAGCAGATAAATCAGGTTTTACGCCTGGTGTAACTGCGGTAGGCATAGGAATATTGCCGGTATAAGGCCCAGCCAATTCTGTAGCTTGGTCAGGTGTGCCGGTAATTTTATTAACAATAGCTTGTTCTTTAGTGCTTTTAGCTTCTCTAATTTTTTGTGCTAATTTAGCAGCTTCAGTATCACTTTGTTTTGCAAGATAAGCGCCAGTAAGCATACTAGCTGCTGGCAAAATGTTTTGAAAAAATGAAGTTGGCACATAACGACCACTAATCATTTGACCTTGTGGTTGTTGTTGACCTTGTTGCATAAGCAATTGCGCCATTTGTTGTTGGCGGTTTAATGCTTGTTGTTGGGCGTAATCTTCTGGTGATAAAGTACCAGCTTGGGTTAAGTTATATCCGTCTGCCATAATATATCCTATTAATCGTATGACATTGTGTCAAAATGGCTATTATTAAAGTTAGGGTTTGTACCGTAACTTGGCCCTGTATAAGTTGCTGGGCTAATTGGTTTTCCACGCAACATAGCAGCCATAGCAAGAGGACTTAAACCACCCATGCCACTTCCTTGTGTTTGACCAGCCATTTGATTGTTTTGCATTTGTTGTTGCAAAGCAGCGTTTTGATTAGCTTGTTGTTGTGCAATATTTTGAAAAACAGGGTTTAAACCTTGTAGGTCTTGTTGGGCAAAATATGGATTTACTGTAGTGAAATAATTATTATCCATTTAAAGCTCCATAATTAACCATTTTATAGCCGTCTTTACGGGTAATAACAGCTTCAGGCATAATCTTTTCAACTTCTTGTGCCATAACCCCAATATGTTTACCATGACCTGCAAATGGGTCATCTTTAAATTCAGATTTATATTCATAAGTGTAAACAGGTAAACCATTAGGTAACCAACCAACTTGTTCAATATTTTCTTTCATGCGAATGTCAGAAGCTGGGGCCATAAGTGCTGCTGCACCCAACATTCCACCAAGTCCCATTAATCCGCTATTCAAACCTTGTTGTGCTGCTTGTTGTGCATTAAATCCACCCATTTGTGCGTTGTAACCCATTTGAGCCGCACCTAATAAATCAGCGCCAGCAGTTGTTGCTTGTTGTGGTGCATTAATAAATGTTGGGTTTTGCACTTGTGAACCACTACGCAATGCACTTAATGTATTTAATGGCAAATTGTAATTTGTAAGGGCTTGGTTGTAAGCCTGTTGATTTGCTTGCTGACCAACACCAAAACCTTGAGTTGTAGCACCTAATAACAAGTCATTTTCTTTCATGGCTTGTTGACGCATAGCATTATCGTATGCTTGTGTACCTGGCACAATACCTTGGTTTGCCAAAGCAGCAGTAGTAGATTCACGACTTTGTGCAATCTGTGGCGCAAGGCGTTGCATATAGGCATCTTGATAAGACTGCCCAGGGTTCATTCCAGTAGAAGGCAAATTAGGATTAAATGGTTGACCCATTGTATTTTGCACATTACCCAAAGCTGAATTAATAGTTGAACCTAAACCCAAGCTGGTAGTATTTTGGTTATTTAAAAGCTGTTGCCCTACATCAGAAAGTGAGGTTTGTGCAGTATAAGTAGGATTACCATAAGAGTCTATTCCAGACTGTGTATAGTCTAAATTTCCATAAGGGGTAATTTGATTTACACGATTGGCTGCTGCTGCGGCTCTTGCCGCATCAAGATTACCTGATGCCGTAGCTTGTGCTGCCGAAGCATAGTCAGGTGCTGCTGGCGCACTTGGCGCTGGGCCTAACCCTAAAAATCCACCACCACCCATGTCATTCTCCTCTTGCTGTTCTTAAAGGGCATTTGATGTCGAGAAATCGACAATCTTCACGCCTCATAGCCATAATCACTAAGTCACCATCCATGTGAGCATCGGGGATTTCGGCTATCACTTTAAAACCAAGGTGTCGGTTCAATCTAAGGGCATCTGTATTACTGCCACATATTTGCCCA